CACGAAAGTCGTGGCTCAACTACGCAAGGGCGTATCCTTTGATGAACTTCTAAGGGCAACGGAGAATTACGCTCAAACCAGAGTTGGACAAGCCGAAACCTACACGATGCACCCGGATACTTTTTACGGCTCATCGAATCGTTTTGAGGATTATCTCAGTGGTGGCGCTGGGCTAGAGGAAAACACCACCAAGACAATGAGCAAATCAGAGTTGGCACTTGCAGAGTTCAAGCGTCGTCGTGAAGGGAGCGCAGAATGAACGAAAATGAAACCGTCGAGATTGTAAGGCTGATTGGGGCGTCGTTCCCAAACTGGAACCTCAATGCAGACACCATTGAGGTTTACGCAATCGCCTTCAGTGACATTGACTTTGAGGTTGTGAAGAAAGCAACCACCAACTGGATTCTGTCTGAAGAGTTTGCGCCGACCATCGCTGGGATTCGAAAGAAGTGCGCCGAAGTAATGGGCTCTAAGGCACCACTTTCCGCAGACGCCTGGGGCGAAGTAAGGAACCAGATTCTTAGCGTTGGGATGAGGGGGAATCCAAAGTTCAGTGATGACAACTCGACCGGATTGATTCGAAAGACCGTTGAATCGATTGGCTGGGGAAGCATCTGCATGTCGACAAGCCCAGACATTATTCGAGCGCAGTTTTTGCGACTTTACGATGAGCGAAAGAAGCACGTTGACAACAAGGTTCTTACGAGCGTTGGCATGAGGCCAGCACTTACTGAATCGGTCATGGAGGCGCTTGGTATGGTAAGTTCAAGCAACGAATTAAAGGAGTTGGAATGAAAAAATTCTGGGCATTGATTTTTAGCGTCACCACACTTACGGCCTCGGTCCTGGCCTGGGTCTATGGTGGCATGGCTGTCTTCCAAGGAAACCTGGGGGACGGCAAGGTAGCCTTCGTATCTGCATGCGTTGCAATTGTTGCGGCATCAATCTCTAGGTCTCTTAGCGTTAATTAGTGGGGCAAAGAAAGCCAATGAAGCGAACGCCATTGAAGCGTGGCACCAGTGGCTTAAAACGTTCACCGCTAAAGAAGACCGAATCGTCTTTAAAGCGAACCCCGCTCAAACCAGTCTCTGACCGTCGCAAGGAAGTAAACAAAAAGCGCAAAGAAGAGATGATTAAGCACTTTGGGAAGCGTGAGACCTGGAGATGTATGGGTCAGGAAATCTACCCACACAAGTGCTTCGGGGCAATCAATGGACACGAACTCCTATCCCGTGCCCGTGCCGGTCGAACGGACGAGAATCTTTTGGACATGAGCAACATCATCACCATCTGCGATTGGCTAAATGGTTGGATTGAAGACAACCCCACCAAATCCTACGAACTTGGACTGTCAAGACATTCTTGGGGCTAAATGTATAATTAAGCCATGTCTTCAGGCTTCTCGGTTAACGAACTTCTTTATCCCCTTACAAAGGGCGACGTTGCTGGTCACGCATTTCACGGAAATCAATGGAAGACTGCAATTGGCGGAAACAACTTTTTAGCACGTGGCGCAACGGAGTATACGAAGAGCGTTGGCATAACCAGGCCAAAGCGTGATTACGGGAAAATCCAAGTCAACCCCAAGCAATCACTTGCCATTGCAAATGAATATGCAAGCCTTCCTTCGGTTGACCAAAAGACGCTACCCGCCTATCGCCAGTTTGTTGCCGAGACACATCAGCAATACGAGTACCTGACAAAGAACCTTGGAATCAAGGTCGACGTTACAAAGACGGACCCGTACAAGACCGCACAGGAAATGATGGACGACATTCGTGAAAACCATCACCTCTCCGTTCTTTCAGCCGACGTTACCGGCGGACACCCGTTTGTAACCAGCAAGGAAATTGAAGAGTTCAGGGCGGTTCACGACGCCTTCGGGCACGCAGCAACTGGTCGAGACTTTGACCGAAACGGCGAAGAAGCAGCCTGGGCCAGTCACTCATCGATGTACAGCCCGCTCGCTCGATTGGCAATGACTACAGCAACACGAGGCCAGAACTCTGCGATGACCCAAATTGGCGGTGGATTCCCCGAGCAAAAGGGCGCACTACTCTCACCTCAATGGAGCGACCCCTCGACTATTTACTACGGAGACAATGTTCAAAAAGGAGACGTATCCGGCCATGCCTTTCACGGCAACCAATGGACGGGCGGAGAAGGCGGTGTTCAAAGCCTCGTCTCCTTCAAAAACTCATTTGACCAGTGTTTCCAAAACAGCCCATACTCCGCTTTCGTAAATCACTACACACTTAGCGAAATGAAAAAAGAGGGAATGAAGCCGTTGCTCTCAGCGGACGGCAAGACTGGTCTGCTCATCCACGACCACGGAGATGGTCGAATCGAAGCAACCGCCTTGTTCAACAATGGAGAATCTGGTGCGGGGCTAAAACTACTAAAGGACGCTATTGACAACCATGGGGTCAACTACGTAGAATGTTTCGGACCAGCACTGCCACTGATGTACGGCAAGTTGGGCTTTCAAGTTGAAAGTAAGAGTGCGTTCGACCCACAGTACGCTCCAGATAACTGGAACTACGAGAAGTTTGGCACACCCGATTACTACACGATGAGGATTCCGAAGTGACAGATAAAGAACAGCCACTAGACATTGACCTCGATGCGGTCAAATCGGAAGCCCTTAAAAGCATGTCCAAGGAAGACGCCGAAAAGTACGGCGAAAACCTTTGGCAAGCAACTCTGAAGCAGATTTAAATAATCACCTTGCTGTAGACTGAATGTCCTATGAGCAAGCAAAAGCAACCATGCCAATTAATCACCCACCAAGAAATTCGTCCGGGTGACACAGGATTCGCCCGAACAAACGGACTGTTGGGACTACTCATCCGCATTGGTGAGTTCTTTAAGTGGCGAAATGGAAAGTTCAATCACGCCTTTACCGTCGTATCGCACGGCGATAACGCAAACGACATTTGGATTGTTCAAGCAACTTTGAAGGGCGTCGTTTTGTCACGCCTCCAGGAATTGATGGACAACTCAACACTCGTCGAAATTCTTCCTGCACCAGAAGGCGCAGACCGCAAAAAGATTATTGAGTTTGCACACCTCCAGGTGGGCGACCCTTATGGAGTAATTTCCGATGTCTGCATTGGAGTCGACATTCTCACCCCAGAATGGTTTTGGTCTGTTCGTCGAAATGGAACATGGATTTGCAGTGCCCTTGCTGGAGAAGCAATTCGATACAGTGGCTACTACATCAATATTCCAGACATCTACAGCAACACCCCAACCCAGTTGTACATCCAGTTGGGTGGAACTCTTTAATGAGTTACGCAGAAGCAATGGGGCGTCTTATTGTTAGCGAAGAGTATTTGCGACAGAGTGAGAAAAGCGCTAACATTCACCACGACGAAAGAAAAAATCTTAGGAAGAGAGCATCGTGGCATTTCTCAAAAACAAGAGCCTAGAAAAATTTAAAGAAGAGTACGAAAATTCGATTCACCCGGCGTACCAGAAAAAGAACGTTGAAGAGCCAAGAGAGCCCGAAGAGCCAGTTGGTTTCATCATCTACATTCCACACAACTGCGTTTTACCAAATCGATACGACCCAAGTTTGACTAAGGGCTCCATCTTCCAATGCACAGAGACCAAGGTTAAGGACGCATCTGGGAACACGGGTATCTGCTATGACCGCTGGGATTTGACAGAAAAGGGCTGGGTACGAATCTTCCGAAGCGGAATTGATGGCTAAAAAAGCCCCGCCAAAGACGAACTCCGACGGACACAATGTCCAAATCGAAGCGTACAAGTCAACGTTTTTGAACACCACTTTGTACCAGCCGTATTGCACTTGTGGCTGGGAAACCCCCAGGTGGTTTACGGAAAATCAAGCAAAGACTGCGGGAAAAGGCCACTTAGCCGAAATGGGCTAAAAAAATATCCCCAGTAGGATTGTTCCTATGACGGTAATCGTGGGCTGGTATGACAAAAAAAATGCGTGGATTGGTGGCGACTCGGGCGCCTTCTCTGCGGACACCGTTACGATTGCGTCAGACCCCAAGGTTTGGAAATCAGAAGATTCTTTAGTTGGAATCGCTGGTTCGTTTCGTCAAGGCGAGATTGCCAAGGAGTGCGGAATAGGAGACCCCTACGCACTACGTGACCACCTCTCAACAGTTTGGGAAGGTCGAAACAATGTTCCAGAAGAATGGGGCGCCGAGTTACTCGTTATAAACACGACGGGAATTTATTACATCACCGATGACTTTGCAGTTGTTAAGTGTCGTGAAAATTATGGCGCAATTGGCGCTGGGGAAAGCATTGCTCTTGGCGCACTTTTTAGTTTGGAAAGCATTTCTATATCACCAAGGGAACGCCTCTCAACCGCTTTGAAGGCGACCACGACGCACGGAACAATGTCACGACCGCCGTTTAAAATTATTTCTTTATGAGTCGTTCGTTCACGCTTGTCTACGAACAGCGCCCAGACTTCACGCTCAACAAAGAGCGCACTGTTCACCACATGGCAAGAGCAAAAATTGTGAAAGAATGGAGAGGGGCTTTTTGCGAACTTGCACAAGAAGCAATGGTTCCCAGATTGGAAATGATTGAAGTTATTGCTCAGCCCTACGTCGCAACGGCCCGCTACCGGCAAGACGTTGGTGCTTGTTTTCCGGTGGTCAAAGCAGCCATTGACGGACTGGTCGATGCCGGTGTACTCATCGACGATAACGCTAAAGTGGTCGTCAAATTAACCTTCCTAGCGCCAATCTTTGGCAAGGACTGCCTTGAACTAATCGTTAAAGAAGTTGACCTCCCCGCCTAGTTCTGCTAAACTATGGTTTACTAAAAACCATAATGGGAGCGTTAAGTGTCAGACGAACAGGAACAGTTTTCTTTTACAACGTATGACGAGTGGCTACCGCTCGAACGCTCGGCAGAGCCCCTTGTATCAGCACTCGAACTTGACGACGTAACAAAAGAAGCATGCTCGCAATTTGACTACCAAAGAGAGCAGACGTTTTTTTACCCGTGGAAGATTCCATCTCTTCCGCAAGAGTGGGGAGTTGGTCTCATCGTTGGTGGCTCCGGCACAGGCAAGAGCGTCCTCCTGAAAGAGTTTGGAAAAATATCTGAGCCAGAATGGAAAGAAGACGTAGCCATTGCTGGTCACTTTGACGACTACAAAATTGCTATGGACAGGTTCTATGCTGTCGGTCTTTCAGCGGTTCCAACCTGGACGAAGCCTCATCACATTTTGAGCAACGGAGAAAAGTTCCGAGCCGACCTCTCTCGCCAACTCGAAAGCAACGCCGTGATTGACGAGTTCACCTCCGTTGTCGACCGAACGGTTGCTAAGGCGACCTCACGAACAATGAAGAAGTACATAACCCAGAGCAACATAAAAAATTTGGTCGTTGCTTCGTGTCACCGTGACATCATTGAGTGGCTAGAGCCCGACTGGATTATTGATACAGACGCAGGTATGTACTGTCTCGCACCCAAGGAGTGTCTTCATCGAGAACCCCTGGTGGCGGAAATATACGAAGTCAAACACTCCATGTGGTCGCATTTCATGGAACACCACTACCTAACCACTGACTTAAACAAGTCGGCGACATGTTTTCTTGCGGTGGTTGAAGGTCGACCAGCAGGATTTGGTGCAGTCCTTTACTTCCCATCTGGCACAATCAAAAAAGCGTATCGCTCTAGTCGAATTGTTGTTAAGCCGGATTTTCAAGGCTTCGGTCTGGGTGTAAGATTGAGTGACTGGGAAGGCGAATACTTTACAAAAAAGGGATTCCGATTCTTTGGGAGAACACCGCACGCAAGGTTGGGTGAGTACCGAGAAAAGTCTTCACTGTGGCGACCGACCAGCATGAACAAAAAGGCAAGAAGAAGCAACGACTCAAAAAGAGACAATGAAATAGCCCACTGGACGCATGACCGAAGGCTTGGATATTCTCACGAATACATAGGAAATTCGACAGAGAACCAATAGCAAACCCCCATTGATATACTTGGGTTTCCAAACTAGGGGCATAAACCCCACAATGAGATTAGACAAAAACAACAAACCCCACTACGCTAAACCCCTAGAAAGGATTAGTTAATGCCACACTCCGACCCCATCACCCCACTTCCAGAGCGCAAGACGCCAAACAACGAATCACCAGCGGTAGCATCGCTTCTTCAACACATTCGTGACGTATCTCTTCAAATGCGAGAGAGCGAAAAGAAGGTTGTTGAACTTGGAAAAGACCGTCGACAGACTGTAACTCGACTTCGTGAACTTGGCGTTACTTGGCGCAAGATTGCTGAGTGGGCTGGCACAACAGACCAGGCACTCTACAAGCACCACAACCGGGATAAGTAAAAGCATTACTTGCTTTAGAGCCTATACTCCTGTATAGTTTTTATAGGACAAGGAGTCAAAGTGCCGGGCTTGGGTGTTCTATCCTTCTTTCCCCAACTCCGCACCAAGTCCGACCTAAAGAATCGCACTTAACTAACGGTTCGTCGTAGAACTGCGCCTTTGTCCTACATTCGATAACCATGAATCCAGACCCACTTCTCGTTCAAGCAGTTCAGGCAGTCGCTCTCAATTGCGATGGCGCTCACTCAACTGACGGTCAAGGATTTAACGGTACTGACGCAAAGTTTGGAAAGCAGTTAGCCAACACGCCACCAGAGGTTTGGACTGAGGAACTTCAGCGCCAAGCATGGGTGATGATTAAGAAATACCGCAACCAGATTGAATCTGCCGGTATTGACTTTGAAGCAATTGTTGAACCACGAGATGTCGGGCGCAAAACAGGCATCCGTTGCGTCGACGTTATCAACGGAAAAGTGTTGGTCTTTTTACCATACGGCGACCCCGTATATCCACGTGCAGGTATTGGTGCAACGTGGAACCCACAGTTTCGTGGACACCTTGTACCAACAAACAAGCATGGCGCCACACTTGAATGGGCTAAGAGAAACAACATCCCAGTCACCAACAGAGCCAAGGCCGTTTTGGAACAAGCGCAACTGTTCAGTGAGCCGGTTTATCAGGGCACCATGGTCTTGCAACGTAGTGAGATTGTCCTCACTTGCGACTACAACCCATCCTTGATTGACGCCATCCGTAGCGTCCCAAGTCGACGATGGAATGACGAACACAAAGAATGGATTTTCCCCAAGGGGATGATTTCTCTTCTGCGTAAAATCGCCAATGAATACAACATCTTCATGAGCGAAGACGTTAAGCGATTGGTCGACGTTGAAATATCTTCCAACGTAAAGGTCAACGTTCACGAGCGCATGTTCGCCCTGTCGTTTAACTACGACGCACAACTTGTCTCGCAGGTTAGGCAGATGCCTGGAGCGTCATGGTCAGCACCACGCAAGGCGTGGATAGTTCCAATTGAATCAGTTGACGAAGTTTTGGCGTTTGTCCAACAGACAAAGGCAGACGTAAGCAATGAAGCAAGGGCGCTATTCGGCGAGGCAGAAGAACTAAGCAAAATAATCGAAGCCAGCGCAGCCCACGATGCCGAAATCACCATCAAAGGTTTTGGAAACGACAGGCTTCAACTGTTCCCATTCCAACGAGCAGGCGTTGCGTATGGTCTTCGTGCAATGGGCTACTCATTTGACGGAGAGAATTGGTTCCGTCAGTACACCACCAATGGTGGCGTAATCATCGGTGACGAGATGGGTCTTGGTAAAACCAGCCAGGGACTAGCACTACTGAAGGCTACCGAGTCGTTCCCGGCGGTAGTCGTGGTTCCAGCGTCACTAAAACTGAATTGGAAGCGTGAAGCAGAGCAATGGATTGGTGGCGTAAAGGTAAAGGTAATCTCCGGGACAAGCGGATTTGTACCCGATGCGGACATCTACGTAATCAACTACGACATCCTTTCGCACTGGGTTGATAAATTGCCAACCATTCGGGGCGTTGTTTTTGACGAAAGCCACTACATCAAGAATGGCCAAGCGCAACGAAGCAAAGCAGCAATCCGCCTAAGTGACAAAGTTGTCGAGGGTGGAATACGAGTCTGCCTATCGGGAACACCAGTGGTCAATACGCCACTAGAACTACTAACTCAGTTGCGAGTCGTAAATCGCATTGAAGAGTTTGGCGGGACACGAGGATTCCGCTCGACATACGGGACAGCAGGCTCACGAACCCTTGCGTCACTTAACCGAAAACTCAGGGCATCGTGCTACGTCCGTCGTCGCAAGGCGGATGTTCTAAAGGAATTGCCACCTAAGCGATGGAGTGAAGTAGTCATCGAGGGCGACCCAGAGATTATGAAGGAATATCGCAAGGCCGAAGCAAACATTGTTAAGTACCTAACTGAGTTGGCTTTGAAGATGGCACAAGAGTCTGGCGCTACTACTGAGGAAGCACGTCAAGAGGCTTGGAAGAAGGCGCTACGAGCCCGTGCAGCCGAACATCTAGTCGCACTGTCCACCTTAAAGCAACTCGCAGCAAAGGCAAAAATGAAGGTTGCCCGTGAGTGGATTGACGACTTCTTAGCGACAGACAAGAAACTTGTTGTCTTTGGTTGGCACCGTGATGTCGTAGACGAGATTGCAACAAACTTCAGTAATAACATAAAGATTCAGGGCGGTCTGACAGCCGAGCGTCGACAAGAAGCGGTTGACTTATTCCAAAACGCCGACGAGCAGAAGGTCATCGCATGCAACATCAAAGCAGCAGGTGTTGGCCTAACACTCACAGCATCAAGCGATGTTCTATTCCTAGAGCAAGGATGGACACCAGGCGACATGGAGCAAGCAGTTGACCGTTGCCACCGTATTGGTCAGCAAGACAGCGTTACTGGTTGGCTCATGCTCACCTCGGACACCATTGACGAAGACATCGCTCTTCTGATTGACGCTAAGCGAAAGGTTGTCGACAAGATTACCGATGGCGACGACGAAGAAATTCAAGAGGAATCAATGGCGACCGAGTTAATGATTGCTCTGGCCAACAGAACAAGGGTTAATGATTGATATGTACAGCATTAAGAAG